CGTTTGAGGTGGTAGCTGCAAAAAGCAGAAATAACCGTGAGTTCATCACGGCTAAATATGTCAAGGATTGACCTGTATTCCCGTGACGGCTATTTAAATTTTGAAAGGGTAGTTAATATTAACTACCCTTTTAATTTTATTTGGGGTGGCAGGGGTACAGGAAAAACTTATGGTTCGCTTAAATATATGATTGAACATAATATAACATTCATGTATTCAAGAACTAAACAAACTCAGCTTGACAAAGTAAAACAAAAAGAATTATCACCATTTAAAGCACTAAATTCAGATTTAGGGTGGAATATACAGCCGTTTCCTGTGAATGATATAGCAGGTTTCTATAGCTGTGAGATAGATGAAAAGGGCAGAAGTATACCATCTGGAAATATACGTGGTTATGCGTCTGCTATAACTACATTATCCAATTTACGAGGATTTTCCGCGGAGGACGTTTCTATGTGGGTGTATGATGAATTTATTCCTCAGAAAGATGATAGAGCACCACGAGGTATAGCGCAATCATTCTTACAGGGGTATGAGACTATGAACCGAAACCGCGAGTTAAAAGGACTTTCACCTATACAAGTATTTTGCTTTTCTAATTCCGATAACGTAGGGTGTGAAATGTTTGCAGAGCTAGGACTGATACGAAAAGTATCGGAAATGTCACGAAAAAGACAGGAAATTGCTCTATTGAAAGATAGGGGTATATGTCTCATTAATCTCTGTAACAGTCCGATTTCAAAACAAAAAGAAAATACTGCGTTATATAGAATGGTAGGAAAAGACAGTGGTTTTTCACAGCTTGCGTTAGGTAACGAGTTTTACGACACGGATTATTCAGACGTTAAACCACAGAATCTTAGAGAATACATACCCATTGTATTTTTTTCAGAAATTGCAATATATCAGCATAAATCACAAGAAAGAATATATGTTTCAAAACATAAGCAAGGTGTGCCAGAACAAAATTATGTATCAATATCCGATAAAAATATACGTTCTTTCAAAAAACATTACTCGTGGGTATGGAATTATGCCTACTTGAATGACCTCATATTATTTGAGGACATTGAATCAAAATTTCTACTTGACACATATTTTCATATGTGATACAATGTTTTTGTCAGGAGGAACAAATGTCTTTAGCACACGAACAGAGGTTGGAAACCTCGTGCATGATGTTGTTCGCATCTCGAAAAAGACATCTCCTGACATACACATAAACGTTTCACGTGAAACATTTATAAAAGGGGTGATAAAATGGATATTAATGCAATTGCACAAATTTTCTCAAATCTCGGTGTGCCAGTCGCGTGTCTTACTGTAACGTTCTACTTATGGTATAAGGAAACCAATGCGCACAAGGAAGAAATGTCAAAAATGACTGATGCACTTAATAACAATACACTCATATTACAGAAACTTCTCGATAAACTTAATAAGGAGTGATAACATGAATCTCTCGGCCACTATAGTAACAACTGATGATTTAAAAAATTGTGATAATGTAACAGAATTACATTGTCATCCTGATTTTTTCGGAGAATTTATTGTAGACACAGAATCATCAGACCTTAATTTACGCACGCAACCTAACACAAATTCACCTGTAATTTGCACCATGCCTAAAGGACATACTTTCTTCTCATATGGTTTAACCGATTCTTCCCTACAATGGCTTTTAGGTGAATGTAATTTACCAGATGGAAAAATTGTGGCAGGTTTTTGCAATGTCAAATATCTTATAAGAAAGGTGGAAAAGTAAATGGTAACATTGGAACAGATTGTAGCGCTCGCAGGTGCAGGATTCACGAAAGACGATATTCTTGCGTTAAGTGGAGCATTACAGGGAACACCAGCACCGACACCGACACCAACACCGACACCAGTTCCACAGATGATGAATGTACCATCGTTTCTTCCAACACCAGTTGTTCCGCAGGTTGTACAGTCAGTGCCAGCACAGACACCGACAAACGATGACAAACTGGTAGGAAGTATTCAGAAATTAACTCAGGCGGTACAGAGTTATGGATTATTACAGCCTATGCCACCACAGGTATCACCAGAGGAAAACGTTAATAACATGTTAGCATCAATTATTAATCCTACAGGTACAGGAAATGGGGGGAATAAATAATGGCAAGTGTAGCTAGCATTTCGCAGGGTTCACCGTCTGTTGCTAACTTTAACTCAGCACAGGTATTGAACACGATTGTAAAACAGGCAACTGGACAGAGTGCAATTGCAGGAGTTGATACAGGAAGTTTCGTGTCAGTCGCAAATGTGGCTTTAGGAATTTCTGCCGATGCGCTTTTGGGTGCAGTATCACAGGTTCTCACAAGAACTATTTTCTCAATTCGTCCATATACAAGAAAATTCAAAGGATTATATAAGGATTCTCTCGCATATGGTAACCATGTGAGAAAATTAAATATTGGTGATAAGCCTTTCGAGAAAGACGATAGATATGACCTTGTGGACGGGGAAAGTGTAGACGCACAGATTGTTTCTAAGCCAGATATTTTACAAACTAACATTTACGGACAGAATGTGTATTCAAAACACATTACAATCTTCCGTGACCAGTTAAACATTGCATTAAGTTCAGAAGAAGAGTTTCAAAGATTCATTACAATGCTGATGAGTAATGCTTCCGATATGATTGAACAGGCACACGAAACTACAGCTCGTGCAACTCTGGCAAACTATATCAACGGAAAAGTTGTGGGAGATACTGTAAATGCTATTCACCTTGTAACAGAGTATAACGACATTACGGGACTTACTCTGAACAGTGACACAGTGAGAAAGCCGGAGAATTTCGTTCCGTTCTGCAAATGGATGTTTGGAAGAATCATGGGATTATCAAAGCTTATGACAGAACGTAGCTTGCGCTTCCACACGAATATCACAGGTCATAATATTATGAGACATACACCAACGGACAGACAGAAATTATACCTTTTTGCACCGGATATGATTAACATCGACACATCGGTATTATCAGGAGTTTTCCACGATGAATACCTGAAATTGCTTGACTATGAAGCGGTTAATTTCTGGCAATCTATCGAAACACCTATGGGAATTAACAACATTCCGAAATATCTGCTTGCAAATGGTCAGACAACTTCTCCTGAAGCGGCAACCGCTACCTCTAATATTATGGGTGTGCTGTTCGATGAAGAAGCAATCGGAATTAATACGATTGCGGAATGGTCAAGTCCTACCCCATTCAACGCAAGAGGTGGTTACAGTAATATCTGGTGGCATTTCAACGACAGATATTATAACGATTTTACAGAAAACGGTCTTGTATTTTTACTTGACTAGAACTAGGGAGGTTTTACCTCCCTTTTATATATAGGAGAAAAATATGAGTTTTAAAGTAAAATTTTATACGGTGGGGAAAAAGAAAAATTCTACTTTTAAACCAGATGCAACTGCACAGTCACGTGATTTTGATTGTACCATAAAAGAAAATACAAGTATTATCGAACCTGTTATTATAATTCAATATAATGACCCAACAGCTACACCTTTTGGACTTAACTATTGCTATATCCCATCTTTTAAACGGTATTACTGGGTGAAAAATTGGAGAAATAATAATGCATTATGGTATGCAGAGTTGAAAGTTGATGTACTGGCAACGTACAAGGAAATTATAGAAAAAAATAATTATTATATTTTAAGAGCCAGTACTGCAAGTGACGGTGATATAATAGACAGCCTTTATCCTATGAAACCTCAACCAAATAGAAGCATTAAAACCGCAGGTTATTTCTGGCAATTAGAGCAGAATTTTAACTTATCAGGAACTTATGTAGTTGGAATTGTTAATAAAAACGGGATTTCTAATTTTTACGGTTTTAATCCTGCACAATTCCAAAAATTTGCAAGTGCTGTTTTTTCTGATATTAAATGGATGAATTCTGGAACTGATATTTCAGATGGGATTGCAAAAATGGTTATGAATCCATCACAATATATAACTTCTGTCCGATGGTATCCATTTGGAATATCTGGCACTGATATGGTAGGAGTAACAATAGGTTGGTGGGGTGTGGACTTGCCTAGCGGTCTTAAAAAATTGGATTCTGACTATTACAAGGAATTTAGTCTTGACATTGTACCAGATTCTCACCCCCAAATAGCAAGAGGAAATTTTTTAAACTGTTATCCATATAGAAATATTCGATTATATACACCCCCGTTTGGTTTTATGGAAATAGATGCATCAAAAGTAAAAAAAGGTGAAACTATACGAAATAAAATATATGTAGATTATCGCACTGGAATTGCTAACTGGACAGCTTCTATTGTGCGTGAAAATGATTCAACGTATATAATTGGAAGTGTATATGGAAAAGTTGGTTTTGACGTTTCGGTGTCTGATATTAAAACAGACTATGCTAGTTCAATAGGAACAGCGTTGGGTGCTACATCAGCAGGACTTTCTGGAAATTTCATAGGTGCAGGAATTGGAATCAGTAATGCAATCCTAAAAACATTATCACCAGAAGTATCTCAGAAAGGTATGCAAGGTTCAACCCTCGGTCAAAGTGCACCCTTACGATGTTTTGTTGAAAGTCGGTTAATAACTGATGAAGATAATGCTGATAATGGCAGGCCATTGTGCAAAAACAATACTTTTGCAACTCTCGGTGAGGGGTATTATATTGTTGAAAACGGTTCGACACCATTAAAAGGAGCGTTCGATTCTGAGATTGATGAAGTTAAAAACTTTTTGGAGGGTGGTATATATTATGCGTAGTTATTTTCCTGAAAATAGCATTGCACTTGCACTTTATGTACTAGGAAAACAGAGCGGAGGAGGTGGAAAACCTATAACACCGACAGGAAACTGGGTAACAAAAGTAACTGATACTACTTCGGGTTATTTAAGCGAATCCGAAATGAAACAAAATGCCGATTTGGTGTATGATTACTTCTATCAGAAATTACAATGGAATGTAAACAGTGTAATGGCATTGCTAGGCAATATGCAAGGTGAAAGTACATTAAATCCGGGTTTAATTGAGGTTGGCGGTGGTACTACTTCAGCAGGAGCAGGACACGGATTAGTTCAATGGACACCTGCAAGTGATTTATATTCTGTGCTTGACGTTTTATATGGTAAGCATGATGATTGGTATGATGGAAATAAACAGCTAGCAGTTATATTCGCGGAATATCAGGAAGCAAGTGGTGAAGCATCGCTCGGAATAGAAAAACAGTGGTATTCTACATCAGAATATCCAATCAGTTTTAAAGAGTGGGCTTTTAATACAAAGGGATATTTGTTAGAAGATTTGGTGTATGCATTTGCCAGAAATTATTTAAGACCAGCAATCTGGAAACAGCCAGTGAGATATCAATACGCACAGAAATGGGCAAATATTTACTTAAAGGGGTGATGAAAAATGTATAACGGAAATTTGTGTGCGCCTATAGGCTCGGACGTGATTAATGCTTGTTATGGTCAAGTGTCACCATCAACATTACATTGCAAAAACACAGCATTAACAGCATACTTTAAAAGATATCTATTGCAGAAAGCTATGAGTGTATTTAAATGGAAATTACCGAAAGATTGGTCAAAAAGCTATTTTCTATATACACTATATACATGGGGTTTTATTTCAGTTGTAGAAACTGATAAATTTGGAGTGATATGTCAGGGTTGCGGATTACAGGGATATAATGTATACTACCAGCCAACCCATGCCGTTATTGTCAATCCTTTATTAAAAGGTTTTTTAACACCGCAAATTGGATTACAGTGTGAGATAATAAGATTAACACCAGACTGGACAGGTATTACCGACATCGTATCATATTATGCAGATAATATGGCACTGTCAGCAGAGAGTGCACTTGTAAATATCGCAAATAGTAAACTTGCATATGTTTTCAGTGCAAAAAACAAAAGCGGTGCAGAAAGTCTTAAAAAAATAATGGATGATATTATGAAAGGAAATACCGCTGTCTTTTATGATGAAAAATTAAAAAATAGAATGAGTGATGGTAGTGAGGTAGAACCGTGGAACACATTCTCTCGCGATTTGAAAAATAATTACATTGCAAATGATTTACAGGACACTTTGAGGCGGTGGGAAGAAATGTTTGATAATGACATTGGTATTAACAATGTGAGAAGTGATAAAAAAGAAAGACTTATCACAGTAGAAGCAAATTCAAACAATTTCGAAGCGAAAAGTAAATGTGAGCTGTGGTTAGAACAGTTGTGGGAGAGCATTGAAAAAGTTAACAATATGTTCGGAACTAAAATATCAGTGGATTGGAGAGAGAAGAATGTCAGCTTTAACAATTAGCTTAATGGGTCTGATGACATGGAACAAAACACTGTTAACAGATAACTTACATGTGCCATCGGGGATTGATGTGAAAACTGTTGCAGATTTCATTGTATATGACTGTGCCGAATTAGAAATATACATAAGTGACCCCGATGTGTTAGGTGATGCTATTGATAAGTGGTCTAACGTGATGTTGCCGTACTGGGAAAATGTGTACAAAACAGAAAAAGAAATGAAAGAGATTAGTGTAACAGCAGGTAAAGCAGAGATATATACGAGAGAAAGTACTAGAACACCAGATTTAACCGTGAGCAGTCAAATTGACACTGCTTTAACTGATAATGTCGACGATGTTAAATCAGTAGCAGGTTTTAACTCTAACAGTGTGACCATTGCAGAAAAAAACACGGTTGGTTCAGAAACTTCGAATAATACAAATTCAGATACGACAACGACAGGAAATGAAAAAATCAATGAGAAAGTAACAAGGACTTATACAGACGGTGTTCAAGGGTTAAAAGCATGGGGTGATTTGAAATATTCAAATACTATGATGAAAATATGCGAAGACTTTAAAGAACGGTTCTGTTTGTTAGTATATTAGAGGGGGTTGAATTATGTGGAATAAATATCCTTATACAAATTTTCACGAATTAAATGCCGACTGGATTTTGTTAAAGTTGAAAGAAATAGAAGAAACCGGACAGGATAACATGAAAGCTTTAGAAGAAGCTCTTAATGGTATTCCGACTACTGTAACAGAAAAAATAAACGAACTTCTTGAAAGTGGACAGTTAGCTGAAGAAATTGAAAAAATAAATCTAGGGTTGTCATATCTGAATGCACTTGAAAACAAGCATATATTAATTATGGGAGATAGTATTTCAGATACTAACTATGCAAGCAGATATATTTCATGGGTTGTACCTTTCATGGAACTGTGCAAAAACATTTCGGGTTGTAAAGTGACAAACAGCTCAGTAAGCGGTAACACCACTCTCAATGTATACACCAGATTGCAGACACTAGATATAAGCGATGTTGACATCATTATCTTTTTTGTCGGCACTAATGACTATGGAAAACAGACAACAATAGGTGGAATGAATGATACAAATTCGAACACATACAATGGCGCGTTAAATTCTATGTACAACTATATTTGTAACACTAATTCGGATGCACAGGTATTTTTTATCTCTCCTTTGCCTAGAGCATTGTTAACAAATGCTTCAACCCCACTGCTTGCATACATTAGAAGTTTGTATAATCATTGTGTTAAATTTGGCTGGCATTTTATTGATGCTTACGGAAAAAGACCTTTATTAACACTTGACAATGCAGTGATGAAAGCAAAATATTTTGAGGACGGTTCTTTACATCCATCAACGGCTTTTGGTAAAATATTTGCACCATATATTTTATCATATTTAATTACAAGGCATGGTGATTCTTTAGGAAAATATACCGAAAAATTAGACATGTCTAGTTATGTCTATACCACAAATGTAACGGCAAACAATCTGGGAGGCAATGACAATAAACTATTATTTAATTCTATAGGATATTCTAATTTGTCTCTATCAGTTAAAAATGTAAATGCTCTAACGGCTAATGTAGGAGTGCAAGCAACTAAAGTGTTGCCACAGTTCATTAATCAGAATAATAAAAATGCTTATTTCTGGCTCGGTTTTTCATTAGGATATAAAAGAGTATATGCCGCTTTTGGTTCTGGACAGACGATCAACATTATACCAGAAGTTGCTTTGAATGCAAATTCTGATATTCGTGTGCAACTCGAATTACGAACTG